TTGAAGACCTCAAGATAGTCGAGATGTTCGACACCCTCAATGATATATTCTTGATTGTCACGCCCATTGATCTTCTGTACACGTTCACGCACCGCACCCCAAGGTGAGAGACGTTTTACTAACGTGTCGTCACCATACATTCGGTAACATCGGTTGACGATGTAGGGGATATCGAAGAATCGTGTGTTCCATCCGGTGATGATATCGGGTGAGTAGGTGACCCAGTGGTCTACAAACTTACGCAGTAGATCATCCTCGTTGTCGCACTTGATAAACAGAACATCCTCGCGCGTGGGCGTGTAGTCGTTGAGCCCCCAGACCCAATACATACCATCGTTGTTGCGTATTGAGATAGAAATTATCGGATGTTCCGCAATGTCTGGTGATGGGAACCCTTGGTCGGACGCGACCTCAATATCGATGTTAAGTACCCGAACCTGTTCGCGATCGAACTTGATGTCGTTAGGGAAGGTCTCCGCGATGAACTGCATCGCGTAGTTGGTCATACCGTAGACCTTGAAGTTGGAGACATCTCGATACTGTTTGGTGAATTCCGTAGCCTCCTTCATCGAGTCAAACTGCATTTCCATCACGGAAGTGCCGTCTAGGGTTCTCCAGTCTGACGGAGAGTTTCCGGTAACATAGAGTTTGGGTTTGAAGGGTACGCGCAGTTTAATTTGACGACCGTTGTCGTAACCGCGATACAGTATGTTGTTGCCCATTCGCAACACGGATGTATAAAATTTACTCATGGGACGCATTATACCCCATTGTAAAGGCTATGTCAATCAATAACGTGAAAAAATTTATGCCTCTTCCAAGGTTCGTCTTGTAACTGCTGTTTGTAACTGTGATGTTCCTGAGTGACAGCGAGTCTTTTCGAAACAACCTGAGTTGTGGGCGTAGGCAACCCGTGTGATTTATCCAATGGATCATTTGTATTAAAGAACTTCCCAATTTCACGACCAACGCCTATAGTATCACAGTTATGCCATGGGTGTAAAGAAGTAACGTGCTTTCCGTAGTAATTAATATCCGGATGTGATAGGTGATTTGTGGTGTATGTTCTGAAAAGACGTTGAAGAACACAGTAAGGACCGCAGTTTATCGGAAAGTCATTGGTGGTCAACATGTGATACGCCCAGTGACAGAATCTTGGGTCGAGAGAATACATACCCATGAACAGTCCAATGTTTGCATAGAGAGTTTCGGGTGTTAGAGTGACCAGAGCCTTAAAAGACTCGTACCGTTCTTCCAACATCCACGTGTCATGTTCGATGACCCACACGCGTTCACCGCTAACCGCACACTGACGCATGATCTCCCAGTGAGAACACATCCCCGCCTTCTCTGTAGGGGAGTGGTCGTCCTTTGGTTGACCGAACTTCTTATTGTCCAGTGTCATCAAACTACGAGACCATGTGTATCGGTCTACGTGTTCTTGGAAGTCTTCAGACTCTGGGGTGATTGCATCGAAATGTTCTATAGAATCAATATATCCCTCACGCAAGGCGCGTTCGAATGAATACTGCGAGAGTGCTGCATATTCTTCGGATACTTTGTTTCCCTTTATGACGATCTGGACTACTTTCATAGTACGGGGAGCCTGTCTTGTGATTGGTGATCTTTATGTGTTTGTGGGACATACCCTCTCTGTATGTATTCCCACGCAATACTGTACCTATGTCTGTCACTTTTGTTTCTATAACAACCGTGTACCAGATCCACGTGGAAGAACACAGCGAATGGTTTGTCTAACTCGATGTCGGTTATGTCCATTTCAGACTCATCAACATGAATCCATCGGAACGCATCATGCGATTTATCGTTATGTAGGAAGGTTCGGTTATGAGATCCAGCGACGACTCTCAGACATCCATTTTCCTTGTCCGCGCCGTTAACGAATACGTCACAACTGACTAGTCGTTTTGCGTTTGCACGAATGTAGTGGTTGTCTTGGTGCCATCCAACAGAGAATCCCTCTCTGGGTACCATAGGAAAAAACTTAGATATGTAGGTGTCGAGATCTTCGATGTCCAATAATTGTTGGGCGGTAGACACCAATGTCTCATTAGAGGCTAGATCTCGAAAGATATGACTGCGCATCATAGCACCGTCTAGTTTACAGGGGTTATTTGGAGAATTCAATATCCACCCGTGATCGTTGCGAACCAATCCGCAAGCAAACTCACGATACATATCACACTCCATATTGAGACGCCAGTGATGTGTCTCATCCATAAAGTCAGTGACTATAACGTAACCACATTCATTAAATTTGTCGATATCGTAGTTCATACACATAAAAAAAGGGAACCGAAGTTCCCTTATTTATTACATTAGTTGTTGGACACAGACGGCTACCACGAATACGCTTGATAGTCCTGCGAACATCCAACCCATCTCTTCTAACCTAGAGTTGGCTCGGTTGCTCTTCTCCATTGTTGTTCTCCTCGTTTAAAAGTTGCGGGGTCGATTGATAAGTGACGCCCGAATTAATTGCTACTTTACGAGGCTTCTGACTTTCAGGGATTATTACTTCCAATGAAATGGCTAGTAATCCGTTCCTGAAATCAGCTCCCATTACTTCAACATACTCCGACAGACGGAACTGACGTTCAAATCTTTTCGTCGAAATGCCTTTATGAATATACTCTCTAGTGTCGTTTACAGACCCTCGAATGCTAAGTGTTCGGTTCTTTACTTCGATTTCGAGTTCGTCTTCCGTGAAACCGGCGACGGCTAACTCGATTAGGTATTGATCCTCTCCCGTCTTTAGAATATTATGCGGGGGGAACGTATCACCCGAGTGTCGTGCGACCCTGTCTAGTTCGTCGATCATAGTATCAAATCCGACGAATGCTGAACGTGGGAACAGTTGTTTTGCTGTTAATGTCATGTTGCTAACTCCTTAGTTTTAAGCAAGTTTAAAATAACCCCCACTCATGTGGCAGGTCGATAGTATATATACTCGTTATGAGTATAAAGGTAACACTAGACGTGTGAATATGTCACTATTCAATCATCTAGGTCATCATAGTCGTCATCATCTAAACGTATAATAGGTAGAGAATCATCAACGACTACGACGGCATCGTTTTCGATCATCTCGATGATTTCCGTCGTAACTTTTCGATCCATCTCTAGAAAGGCCATGCGGTCTTCGATCATTGTGAGATGTCTTCGATACATTTCAAGTTCTTTCTCTTTATCCTGTTTTTTTTTCAAGACCTCTGATAACGATACAACGTTTTTACCAGACATGAGAATTTCCTTAGTAGTATTTTGATGGGTCCGGATCACCCTCCACACCGAACGAGAAAGAAACACGAGACACCCTTGGGAATACTTGGTGATGGGTTCCCCTTGGCAAATAGACGAACATGCCTGGCTCGAAATCAAAAGGTTCCTCGTTATTAATGTGTTCTACTTTGAGACCCACGGTAGAGATAACCTGAACCAAGAATACGTCCATCGAATCCTTATGCCAAGGATAAGATCCACTAGCACGACCAAATCCACTAAACGCAATGTTAGTGATCTTGTTTTCGTGAAGTGAAAATACTTCTTGCATTTCTTCGTAAATGTTCTTTGCAAACTCTGGCGCACTGCCGCGAGAATGAAAAGCATTAAGACCAATACGCATCTTATCTGAGTTACGATCGTATAGGTCATCTGGATGCGAGTCCATCATTTCCATGAACTGCGTCCACCCATAGTTCGACTCCATATCAAAAGGAAGTCGACCTATGAATGGGACTTTGTCGCGAATATTGTCTTCGCGACCTTCAAAAATGTCATAATATTCTTTCGCCATTAGTTATTACCGATGTTGTATTTCGGTTGCAGATTCCACTTTGACTTTTCCTTATACGAAATTATTTTGATCTGTCGCATAGGAGCGCAATCTTGTGCAACTTCTGGGTTTACGATTGATACCAGACCCCAATCCTGTAGAAGGGTTGCGATCGTGTTACGACGTTCCATGTCCGTCGTTTCTAAGTTTGACTTTTTGCCGTCCAGTAAAAACAACTCCTTAAAATGGACGATAAAGTACCTACCCTGTTTATGTAGGATATGGCACGATTGAAATAGGGTGTTGTCGCGTCTTGATGCAACTCCTATTCTGGTAAGGGTTTCTCTAACTTTTAGGAAATCATCAGGTTCTGCTAGGGTGATCTCTAACATCATCTCTGAGTTCCACTGAACTAGATTATTCTCTTCCACCTTTATTAACCTTATTTTTGAGTTCTTGTAATTGTCCCGAGGTTAAGAGTCCAATAATCTGCTTCGCTTTGGAATCGCTATATCCGTAATACTCTTTGATACACTCGATATCTGTACTTTGGGGTTTATCCCATTTCGAGAAACGTTTTTTCTTACGTATAATATTTATAAGAAAATCGTGTTGAAGTCTCGCATCTATATGATGCAACCTGTTCATTTCGTTACTAATTAACACAGTATCTGGAAAGTATGAAAGCGACCTATTTACTAGGAAGCTATTGTATTGATTAATATTTTCCGGATCCTTATCGAGTAAATTTACCTTGGTACTGTTAATGCTGTTTAGGAAATCAAACGGACTCACGCTTTGACCTCCACGTTTGCCATCACCTCTGTGAGACAGGCGACCATGTTTAATTCATGATCTGCGACAAACGCATTCTTGTATTGATAGTCAGCAAGTATCAAAACAAGTTGTGGAATACTATTCGGGGAGACATGGTCATACATACGATCGTAGACACCACGGAATACCGCCGCTGGTTCTACGTCAATGTTATTGACGACCCACGTCCTCATCTTCTTAAAGTTTTTATCACGGATTGCACCGAACAACTGAGTATAGTTGTCCACGACTTCTCCGCTGAGAGCAGACGCCACATTCAGTGACCCCGAAATCGATCCTTTCTGCAACTCATTCAGAACACGCCTCCAATCCGGTGCGTGTTTCATGATGACCTGCGCAAGGACATCCTTATTATAATCTACACCCTCCGTCTGGAGAATGGTCATCGCGCGTTGCATAAACTCCGCCGAGAGAGACTGGAGAGTCTTCTTGGTGGCATTGAACGCGATCTTAGTGCATCGCGAGTGTAATGGGTCGATGATCTTGTTCTCGAAGTTGCAAGTCATGATGAACCGACAGTTGTTCGAGAACTCTTCGATGAACCCACGCAACGCGGGTTGGGTTGACTGGGGGTTTAGGTAGTCTGCCTCATCAAGGATGACGACTTTGTAACCACCAGCCAACGAGACAGAAGAGGCGAACTGCTTGATCTTTCCTCGTAGTGTGTCAATGTTGCCTTCTTCGGACCCGTTGATTACGATGTAATCTAACTCCAGTTCCTCGCATATCGCACGGGCGACTGTAGTTTTACCTGTCCCAGCAGTCCCACTAAACATCATGTTCGGGATTTCTCCACCGTCCACAATGTTCTGAAAAGTGTCTTTCAGTTCTGTGGGTAGGATAGTTTGGGATACAGTTTTTGGGCGGTACTTTTCCACCCATAAGAATTCGTTACTCATTTACCACTCCATAATATAATAAGGGGACATTATACCGCATTATCCCCTTCGTGTAAACCGATTTCTCCAATCTATTTATCTATAACAAAGTGACAAATACGATCGGTTATATCGATAAAAACAATCAATTTATCCTATAGTCGTCCATTCGCATATGCGTGGTT